AAGTTCCAATAGATGTTAATGTCGCAGAGATATTGAGGCAAATATGAAAACATTCAAACAGTTTGTAACCGAAGAATACTTGGATGAAAAATCTCCAGCATGGCAACGTTCTGCAGGTAAAGATCCAGAGGGTGGACTGAATCGTAAAGGTATTGCCTCTTATCGTAGAGAAAATCCAGGTTCCAAATTATCTATGGCTGTCACAACAAAGCCGTCTAAACTAAAACCAGGTTCTAAATCAGCCAATCGTAGAAAATCATTTTGTGCTCGTATGGGTGGCATGAAGAAACGATTAACCTCTGCTAAGACAGCAAATGATCCAGATAGCCGTATCAATAAAGCTTTAAGAAAGTGGAACTGCTAATGCAATCTTTTAAAGAATACCTTGGTGAAGATTTACGCCAATGGTTTAAGCAAAAGTGGGTTCGCATGGACACTAAAGGTAATATCAAAGGTGATTGTGCGAGAGAACCAGGCGAAGGCAAACCAAAGTGTTTACCTCAAGCCAAAGCACACGCCATTGGTAAAGATGCCCGTGCTTCAGCTGCTCGTAGAAAGCGTAGAGAAGATCCTAATCCAGAACGCCGTGGTGCACCAATTAATGTAAAAACTGAAAACGTTTTTGAAGCCTGTTGGAGAGGTTATGTTGCCAGAGGTATGAAGAAAAAAGGTGACCGTATGGTACCTAATTGTGTACCTGAAGAAATTGATATTCCAGTTTTAGAAGGTGAAGAAGAATGGTCAATGAGAGTTATAGATGAAGATGGTGCAATAGGTGGTTCATCAGGACCAACGAATGTAACTGGTGTTGCAACGTCTACCGATCCCATTAGTGCTAGTGCTGTTAATAGAAGGAAAAGAAAGAGTCCTGTTATGATGTCCATCAGGAGAAAACCTCCAAAGGCTTAATATGTGGTTCTTGTCATTCATTCCTGATTGGATTTTACAATGGGCAATACATGGTCTAGTCATTCTTGGACTTGTATTAACATTTATAGGATCATTTGTTAGATTTATACCTATGGTTCAACCATACGCTTTGGTTGGCAGACAATTGGGTATAGTATTATTAGTGATTGGTGTATTCTTTGAAGGAGGATATGCCACAGAAATGTCATATCGTGCTAGAATAGCCGAAATGCAAGCAAAGATAAAAGAAGCAGAAATTAAATCTGCAAAGGTCAATGAAAAGTTGGCAAATGAAGTTAGTAAAAATAAAGAGTTGATTAAAGAGAAGGTGAATAGAAATGCTAGGGATATTGAAGCAAAGAGAGAAGCTATTAATTCTAAGTGTGAGTTGTCTGATGATGCTTGGATGCTCTACAACCGTGCCGTTGAGCCAAAAATTTCCAGAGGCTCCTCAAGTGCTAATGGAGCCCGCTCCGGTTCTAAAGCCTCTAAGTGAAGATAAAAAGACATTAGCAGACCTGTTACAAAATGCTAATGAGAATTACGGACTGTATTATGAGTTACAAGATAGATATAACGCATGGCAGTTATGGTATAAACAACAGAAACAAATATTTGATAGTGTAAAATGAAAAAACTACTACTTGTATTACTTGCAATGCCAATGTTGGTGATGGCACAAAAAACTCCGCAAGGTGTAACCTATGATGCACAGATTGTCCGCATGATTGATGGCGATACTGTGGTCATAGCGGCTCCCTTTTTACCAGCACCACTTAAACCCGAACTTGCCGTTAGAATATTCGGTGTGGATACTCCAGAAAAAGGACACAGAGCTCAATGTCCTTCCGAAGATACCCGTGGCAAGGCCGCTACTGAATTTACAAAAGCCGCCATTGCAAAATCTACCAAGCGTCAAGTTGTGTTGTATAGCTGGGATAAATTTGGTGGCCGTGTCTTAGGTGACATCATTTTAGATGGACAATCATTACGCACAGGTCTAATTCAAAATGGTTTTGCTCGTGAATACTTTGGTGATGCAAAGCAATCATGGTGTAATTAATGAAAAAATTAATACCATTGGCCTTTGTTGTATTGTTAAGTGGTTGTACTTTATTTGATGCCTACTTTATGGCCAAGTATGACACTAACGAATACTTCATTGTTAATGATATTAAAACAAAAGCACAAGTTGCCGAAGAAAATTGTGGCAATCAATTATTAGTTGTTGCACAGGTAAATGATTTGTATATTAAAACTTTAGAATTTAAGAATTTTACATCTCATATACCAAGAAATAAAGATACGGATAATATGTCAACCAAGTTATTGACATTGACAAAAGATACAAGAGATTATTTTAACAAAGCAGAAAAGATTTCACCAATTTTTTGTAAAGCAAAACTACAACAGATTGTTAAATCAGCTGATACAATTCAACATGTACTAGGGAGCAAACCAAGATGACACCAGAACAATTAAATGCTTACATCATTGAATACAATAAAATGTTGGCCGATGGATTAGTTAGTAAAGAAGAATATGTCGAATTGCTGAAAGGCATTAATATTATGGAAGGTATTGCTGACGATGCTGAAGGATTGGCATTAAAAGAGCAATTAAATTTAATCATCAACGCTGCTATTAGTGCAGCTTCTTTAATGGCATAAGGGGAATAAAAAATGGTAGATACACTTTTTTGGGTTTTAGTTGGCGCATTTGTAGGTTGGCATTTTCCAGAACCTTTTTGGGCTAAAGCAATTAAAGCTAAAATTTTAGGAATGATCAAGAAATAATGGAACTGACAAAAGATCAACTGAAGCAATTGCTTCCAAAGAATCCATACATTGACCAATGGCACAATGCATTGTCACAATTGTTACCCGATTATGGTATCAATACACCTCAACGCATTGCTGCCTTCATAGCACAATGCGCTCACGAATCCGGTAATTTTGTATTTCTCAAAGAGAATTTAAATTATCGTGCGCCGACTTTGCGTAAACTCTTTGCCAAGTATTTTCCAACAGATGAATTGGCCAATGAGTATGCAAACAAACCAAATAAACAAGAAGCAATTGCAAATCGTATCTATGCTAATCGTATGGGTAATGGTGATGAAGCTTCTGGTGATGGTTTCAGATATTGTGGTCGTGGCCTAATTCAATTGACAGGCAAAGAGAACTATTCTTGGTTTGCTGCCTCAATTGAAGTACCTGTTGAAGAAGCATCTGAATATTTACAAACATTTGAAGGTGCAGCACAATCTGCTTGTTGGTTCTGGGAAACAAACAATCTAAACCAATGGGCTGATAAAGGCGACATTCTCACATTAACAAAGCGTATTAATGGTGGTACCATTGGACTTGAAGATAGAATTAAACATTATGAACACGCACTTCATGTATTGGGAGTTCATTGATGAATGATAAGAAGTTATTAAAGTGGATTTTGTTTATATTATTATTGCCCTTAACGTTGGCTTATTTTAGTGGTGATAGATTTCGATATCCATGCCAAGATCCAGCAAATTGGGATAAAGATATATGTAAATTACCATGGTGTGATGTAACTAGAACTTGTCCGGAACATATTTTTAAAGGTCAAAATGATCCAAGAGTTGGTCCTGCTGGAGATAAGTCACTCGCACAAAAAACACCAACACCAACAGTAACCGGAGCGAATTGCAAATGAATTTATTTAACAAAGAACAAAAACAACCAGAAACAGATTTCATGTATACAGAAGAGCAGTTGATGGCTCGACTGAAGTTTTTCATTGGTATTTGTTTGACACTCACATTGTTTGGTATTGTATTCGTTGTGTTGTATTCTTTAATTTTTGTAACACAACCACTCAACGCTATTTCTCCAATCGACCAAAAGTTCTTTGAGTTGATTGTACCTATCGCCACATTCTTGACTGGTACATTGTCAGGTATCATGTTGGCTGGTGGTGATAAGGATGCACAAAAAAGAGCATTAGAATTGGCTAATAGACCAACAACAGTATCGCCTGCACCAACCACACCATCTACACCAAGTTCATCAACAAGCTTTGGTGGAAATACATCACAGTTTACTGGTTCGTTTGGTGGCAACACAAATCAATTTACCGCAACACCAACAGCATCACCATTTACACCGGGAGTTGTAACGGGATTTGGTGGTAAACCAGCACCTGTTCAACCACCACAACCAGAGTTATGAAATGAATTGGTTAAATAGTATGTTATCTGATGGTGTTAATGGCTCTGTTAGTAGTAAGAGGGTTATTACATTATTGGCGTTTATTGTGTGTGTTTATGGTTTTATTGCTGACATACATGGTTATAAAGTAACCACATCATTATTTGATTCAATGATATACTTGGTGATTGCGGGATTAGGATTTACTGCCTCAGAAAAATTTGCTAAAAAGGAAGAACAGAAATGAAAAAGTTTTTAATTGCACTCAATCTCGTTATTTGGTCTGCTGTTGGTTATCAAGTTGCATATGCAGCTGAAACTAAAAAGGCTTGCGTGGTGCAGAAAGACCAAAAAACTGGTAAAGAAAAAGAAGTTTGTAAAGAAATAAAAGTGCATAAGAAATTAGAAGGCACAAAAGTACCAGAAAAGAAATAAATGGCAGAGTTTGACGATACCGACATTAAAGTGGATATTGGTGTTTTAAAAACACAAGTATTGACTTTATCTGCACTTTGTAATAAAATGGACCAGATTATAGAAAAACTGGTGGACCAACACGACCGCCATATTGCAAAGGTATATACGGACATGGACAAACGAAGATTAGAAACGGAAACCGATATCAAAGAAATTCATCAGCGAATAGATACCGTTTTGGATAAGATGGAATCTTCAAACAAAGAAATTATGGATGAATTCAAATCTCTCCGTAAAGATATGAGTGAACATAACAAACAAGAGAAAGATGCTTTGGATGCTTTACTCAAATGGAAGTGGATGGTTGCCGGTGGTATTATTGCTATCTCATGGTTGATTTCTCATGTAAATCCTGATACAATAAGCAAATTCCTTAAATAGTATTACAATTTAGATTAAATATATTATGAGTGTTTTTATTGACAGAGCTTTTCTGCTCCGCATTTCGCCAAAATTACAAAGGTTTACCCAAAAGAAGGAAGACCTTTATAATTTTAGGTGTCCGCTCTGTGGCGACTCACAGAAAAATAAAACCAAATCTCGTGGTTATGTTTATCGCAAAAAGAATGACTACTTTTATATGTGTCATAACTGTGGTGCTTCAACTTCATTTTATAACTTTTTGGACAAAGTTGACCCAACACTTATAAAAGAATATGCTTTAGAAAGATATAAAAATGGTGATAACAACAAAAGCGACCATAAAACTCCAGAATTTGAAGAATTCAAAACGGAGAAACCGACATTCAAAAAGTCATTGGATCTTCCATCTATCGACTCTTTACCAGAAGCGCATTTTGCTAAAGTCTATGTTCAGCAAAGACGGATTCCGAAGGACTTTTTCTCGCAACTATACTATGCGGAAGATTTCGCAGCCTTCATACAAAGTCTTGGGATTGAGAACACAAACCTTAAAGAGAAAGACAATCGGCTCGTCATACCGTTTTATGATAAAGAAAAGAACTTGGTCGCTGTTCAAGGGAGAGCACTAGGTGAATCTAAACTAAGATACATCACTATCAAACTTCACGAAGATAACCACAAGTTCTTTGGACTTGATAGGATAGACGAGGAGAAGATGATATATGTGGTGGAAGGTCCTATTGACAGTATGTTCCTAGACAATGCTGTGGCTACCGCAGACAGTAACTTGGAATCAATCATGTCGATATACGATAAGTCCAAAGTTACATTGGTGTTTGATAATGAACCCCGTAATAAAGAGATAGTTAAAAAAATTGATGAAGCGATAGAAAAACATTATCAAGTAGTGATTTGGCCAGAAATGATTGAATCTAAAGACATTAATGATATGATACTAGATGGGTTCTCACCAGATGAAATTCAAGATATCATAAGTAAATATACATTTGTTAATTTAAGAGCAAAAGCAGAATTGGTGAATTGGAAGAAGGTTTAAGTTATGAATGTAAAATTAATATCATACACACAAGGAACAGATGGTAAAAATTTATTAGAGCAAGTTGCATATGCTGCTAGAGTTTCAAATCCATCAAATCAAAATAGTAACGACACAGCTGAAAAGTTGGTCCGTTATTTAATTAAGCATCAACATTGGTCGCCACTTGAAATGGTGAATATATGTTTAGAAATTGAAACTACAAGAGATATAGCAAGGCAAATATTACGACATCGTTCCTTTTCATTCCAAGAGTTTTCTCAAAGATATGCAGTAGCAGATTTGGGCTTTGAATTTAAAGAAGCAAGACTGCAAGATGAAAAGAATCGACAAAATAGTATTGAAACGGATAATGTTGGTTTGAAATTAAATTGGGAAACACAACAAGATTATGTTATCGTAGCAGCAGAGAGAGCATATCGTTGGGCTATTGAACACGGTATTGCAAAAGAACAGGCACGAGCAGTATTGCCTGAAGGCATTACAGTTTCAAGGTTGTATATGAATGGAACTCTGAGGTCTTGGGTTCACTATATACAACTACGAAGTGAAAAAGGTACCCAAAAGGAACATCGTGAAATTGCATTGGCTTGTGCTAAAGCAATTGAACCGGTTTTCCCGATGATTCAAGAATTTATAACACAATAACAAAGCAAGGCGAATACATGGAATACCTAGGTATCAAGATAGATTTAGAAAAAGATAAATTATTCGATGAACTTGGAATTAAAAGACTTAAAGAAAGTTACATGAAGGAAGATGAAGAATCCCCACAACACAGATTCGCATTTGTATCAAAATCGTTTAGTTCCAATCCGGAACACGCACAGAGATTATACGACTACAGCAGTAAACATTGGCTCAGTTATTCTACTCCCATTCTTTCTTTTGGTCGTAGTAAGCGTGGTATGCCTATATCATGCTTCCTTAATTATATTGAAGATACTGCGGAGGGACTAGTTGATAACCTATCAGAAACTAATTGGCTTTCTATGCTCGGGGGTGGTGTTGGCATTGGCTTTGGTATTCGTTCAGCAGACGATAAATCTACTGGTGTCATGCCTCACCTCAAAATCTATGACGCCAGTTCTTTGGCATACCGGCAAGGTCGTACTCGCAGGGGCAGTTATGCTGCTTACCTCAGTATTTCTCATCCAGACATTATCTCTTTCTTAGAGATGCGGAAGCCGACAGGCGATCCTAATGTTCGTTGTTTAAATCTACATCATGGTATCAACATCACCGATGACTTCATGCAAATCATTGAAACGTGTATGTTGGATCCTGAAGCAAAAGATGATTGGGAATTAAAAGATCCACATTCCGGTGAAGTGCGTGAAGTTGTATCAGCAAAAGAACTCTGGCAGAAAATTCTAGAGCTTCGTATGATGACAGGCGAACCATACATTCATTACATTGATACAAGTAACAATCATTTGCCACAATGGTTAAAAGATAAAGGTTTGAAGGTACACCAATCAAATCTATGTTCTGAAATTATTCTACCAACAAACGAAGAAAGAACTGCTGTATGTTGTTTATCTTCTTTAAACTTGGAAACATACGATGAGTGGAAAAACGAACCTCTCTTTCTTAAAGATGTTGCTGAAATGCTCGATAATGTGCTTAGTTTCTTTATTGCTAATGCTCCTGATGCTATCGCTCGTGCTAGATACTCCGCTGAAAGAGAGCGTTCCATTGGCATCGGTGCTTTGGGGTTCCATGCTTATCTTCAGCGTAACGGAATTGCTTTTGAGGGAGTTATGGCAAAAGTAGCCAACAACAGAATCTTTAGTAGTATCAGAAAGGGATTAAATGAAGCTAACAAACAATTGGGTATGGAAAGAGGCGAAGCTCCAGATGCAAGTGGTACTGGTAACCGTTTTAGTCATCTCATGGCTATTGCTCCCAATGCTTCTTCTTCCATTATTATGGGCAATACTAGTCCTTCTATTGAACCTTACCGTGCAAATGCTTACCGTCAAGATACTTTATCGGGTTCTTTCTTAAATAAAAATCGTTGGTTGGACGAATTGATTATCAAACTATCACATGATAAACCAGAAGATTGGTATAATGATGTTTGGTCCTCTATTATTGCAAATGATGGTTCTGTTCAACATTTAGAATGGATGTCTGAACATGATAAAGATGTATTTAAAACATCAATGGAAATTGACCAACGATGGGTGATTGAATTGGCTGCTGATAGACAACAGTATATTGACCAAGCACAATCACTTAATTTATTCTTTAGACCAGATGTTAATTTGAAGTATCTCCATGCCTGTCATTTTCTTGCATGGAAAAAAGGATTGAAAACTCTATACTATTGTCGTTCTGAAAAGATTGGTAAAGCAGACAAAGTTGCCAGAAAAATTGAAAGAGAAGTGATTAAAGAATTAGATATGAGTGCTATTGCACAAGGCAACGAATGTTTGGCTTGCGAAGGTTAATTTTAAAGGAAAACAATAATGATAAAAAAAGTAGAATCAAATCTATCGGAAGAACGCAACTATTTCAAACCCTTTAATTATCCTTGGGCTTATGATGCTTGGTTAAAACATGAACAATCTCATTGGTTACATACCGAAGTTCCTATGGCTGAAGATGTAAAGGATTGGAAGAAGAAATTATCCAAAGAAGAAAAAACATTTCTAACACAAATCTTCCGTTTCTTTACACAAGGTGATATTGATGTGGCTGGTGGTTATGTTAAGAACTATCTACCATACTTTCCACAACCTGAAGTTCGTATGATGCTTACAGGATTCGCTGCCAGAGAAGCGTTACATATTGCCGCCTACTCACACCTGATTGAAACACTAGGTCTACCTGAAACCACTTACAATGAGTTCCTAGAGTATGAAGCCATGAGAGAGAAACATGACTATGTGATGGATATCTCCAGTAAGAATACCACCAGAGAGAATACCGCAACACATATTGCCGTGTTCTCAGCCTTTACCGAAGGTATGCAACTATTCAGTTCATTCATTATGTTGTTGAATTTTGCTCGTCATGGTAAAATGAAAGGTATGGGACAGATTATCACATGGTCGATTGTTGATGAAACACAACACGCAGAATCTATGATTAAATTGTTTAGAACATACATAGAAGAAAATCGTGAAATTTGGAATGATGAACTAAAAGGAAAAATTTATACCATTGCTGAAAGAATGGTACAACTAGAAGATAAGTTTATTGACCTAGCATTTGGCGTAAATCAAATGGAAGGTTTATCTTCAGAAGATGTTAAGAAGTATATTCGTTATATTGCAGACCGCCGCCTAATCTCTTTGGGTCTTAAAGGTGTGTTTAAAGTGAAAAAGAATCCTCTACCATGGGTAGAAGAAATGATTAACGCACCAACACATACTAATTTCTTTGAGAATAGAGCAACTGATTATGCAAAAGGAGCTTTGTCAGGAAATTGGGGTGAAGTTTGGGCTCATTAAGGAGTTTAAATGACAAACAAATCATTATCAGGCGAATGCCTGAGTTGTGAATCAACCTACAATGTTTCTTTCATGGAAGAAATGGTGTCACAAGAATTACCAGAACATTGCCCATTCTGTGGTGAACAAATCGAAGAATTGTCCGAGGACTATATAGAGGATGATGACGATGATTTGGATACTAAGGAATGGGACTAAACTGGCAATATGATGGTAAAGATTTTACGGAAGACTTGATTGGTAATAATTACGGGTTCGTGTATCAGATAACTAATCTGACAAATGGTAAAAAATACATAGGCAAGAAATTATTTTATTCTGCCAAAACCAAACAAGTCAAAGGTAAAAAGAAACGGTACAAAGCCAGTTCAAATTGGCAAACTTACTATGGAAGTAGTGACATCTTAACACAAGATGTGTTACAATACGGACACGATAACTTTGTCCGTGAGATTCTTCATTTATGCCACTCTAAAGGTCAATGTTCTTATTTGGAAGCAAAAGAACAGTTTACCAGAGGAGTTTTGGAAAGCGATGAATATTACAACACATGGATTATGGTTAGAGTAAGAAAAACTCACATAAAGGAAAAAGATGCTGGACTTTCTACAACCACTAAAAAAAGACAAATTTGATTTTATCACATTTCTATCAGGAGATGAGGAAGGCAAAATCAATATTATGGGATCCGAATATGCGAACCCCGGTGAAGATGTTGGTGGTAATACTTTAGGCAAACTATATCACATTGTTCTATTTCGTGATAGTCAAGAAAATTCGGAAGAATATGATGATGTTGATAACTTTGAAGCCATTCTCACCTGTCCTCTAGAATATATTTCAGGATTAATACCAAGTGGATTTTATGGCATAGTTGCTAGAAAGACTACCACGTCACATAAACTCATGGATAAACTGCTTGCCATGATGAAGAAATAATAGTATAATGTAGTTTTGAAACTGTTGAAAGTTTGTTATGATTCTCGTTGATTTAAATCAAGTATTATTGTCTGGCCTCATGGCACAGATATCCAGTCAAAAAGGTGTTAAACTAGACGAAGGTCTGGTTCGCCACATGATTCTGAATATTCTCCGTATGCACATTCGTAATTTCCGTAAAGATTATGGTGATGTTGTATTATGTTGTGATAATCGTAAATATTGGCGCAAAGAATTTTTCCCATTCTATAAAGCTGGTCGTAAAAAGACCAGAGAAAAGTCTGATTTAGATTGGCATATGATTTTTGATATGTTAGCCAAATTTAAATCTGAACTGCGTGAAAACTTTCCATACAAAGTGATTGATGTTGAAGGTGCTGAAGCGGATGATATCATTGGTACACTTGTACCAATTTATTCGGCTCATGAGAAGATTTTAATTCTATCAAGCGATGGAGATTTTTTACAATTACAATATTATGGCAGCAATGTAAAACAATATAATCCGGCACAAAAGAAATTTGTTAAATCTGATAATCCATCTTTAGAATTGAAAGAGAAGATTATTCGTGGTGATAAAGGTGACGGTATTCCAAATATGTTCTCACCATCTGATTGCTTTGTCCGTGACTTACGACAGAAACCTATTACCAAGAGTGTATTGGATAAGTATCTTAAAGAAGATGTGGTTGACTATAGTGAAACTGATAAAGCCAACTATTCCAGAAATGCCACACTTATTGACCTGTCTTTAATACCGACCGATATCAAAGAAAAAATTATAAATACATATAATGAAGCAAAACCGGCATCTCGCCAAAAACTGTTAAATTATTTTATTGAAAACAAACTAAAGAATTTAATGGACGTTATTGAGGAATTTTAATGAAAAATATCTATGAAGTATTTGATGAATTTGAAGCTGTAACCACTAAAAAAGAACGAATGTTAGTAATTGAAAAAAATCTATCAAAGACCTTGGTAGATGTGTTACAATTCACATTTCATCCAGAGTGTAAATGGAAAATTAAAGAAATGCCAGAGAATTATAAAACTCCTGATACAAAACCAGGAATATCTCGATGCCAACTTTCCACCGAAATTAGAAAGTTGTATCTTTTCCAAGAAGGACATCCTGAAGCTGAAAAATTATCTCCAAGAAAACAAAACGAACTATTAATTCAACTTTTAGAATCAATAGAACCTCGTGAAGCTGAAGTTATTATTGGTATCTTCAAAAAAGACCAAGGCGTGAAAGGTTTGACATATAATTTTGTTAAAGAGGCGTTCCCTAATCTTTTACCCTAAATGCACGACAAAGAACGAATTATCGTAACAGTTGGTGAATTCGATCCGTTAGATTCTAACGATTTACGCTTTCTCCAACGGTGCAGGAGAAAAGGTGATTGGTTGGTCGTAGGAGTTCATTCAGATTGGTGGATGGTCTATGCTCTTGGTGGGTTTACTCACAATTACAATACTCGCCGAGAGATTGTTGAAAATATAAGATGTGTTGGTGAAGTATTCTCATTCAATGATTCTGATGGTACAGTCTGCCAACTACTTAAAATAGTAAAAATTTGTTATCCACATTCCGACATTACCTATGTGTCAAATATGGATATGCATAATATGCCCGAAACTAAAATTAGAGGCATAACTTTTGAAACGATGAAATAGGAGAGGTAAGTGACAAAATTTGTAGGTAAATTTCGTAAAAACAAAGATTACTCTGATGATTACGATTACGCAAGAAATGTTCTACACAGTAAGAAACGCCGTGATGAACACGGAGAAGTAAAGAAGTTAAAAAATTACGAATATGAAGATTCTCATAAATTGGTTGAGAAGGAAGATTGGCCAACCAGGTTTTAATTTCATATTATAAGAAATTTTATTATTTCCACTATTTTTTAATTTTTTTAGCATAAGTATCGGTGTCCGCTTTCGAAATAAAGCTTTGGTACCATAGGTACTGGTATGTGTGTCTTAAAAACAACACTATCTCTTGACATTCTCCTTAAACTGTAGTATACTTGTAATTTCCGAGTGGGAGATTACATTATGATTATATACGGTTACATTCCGAAGTCTAAAAAACGCAAAGTTCCAAAATTAGTGAAACAACGTCACGAAGATTGGTTAAAATCAATTTCAGAAATACCACGGATTTGCAAATATGCCAAGTCCACGACTATTTCCAAATCTGTACCATCTCCTAGAATTCCTGCTGGCAGGGAAACTCCCCATTACGCATCCGTTGACACAGGTTTTATACCTTGCGTTAAAAAAACGGAATATTCTTATACTGGCGATAAAATGAAAGGCATTGGCACAATGCACAAGTCTAATGCTGTTCCGGTATTCACGGATACTGAAGCCAAAGAAATTTCAAGTATGAGGAGATGATATGTCAGCACCAAAAGGTTGGACAGATGATGAGTGGTACGATTTTCAGGAATATTTTGAATCCTTATCTTGCCAAGAACAACAAATTGAGTTACAATCCATGGTGGCACTAGGAAAAGCCAAACAACGAGGCAAAAATGTCGTTGTAATTGAACAATATTATGAAATGTGAGAAATTATGTTAACACAATGGGAAGAAACACAAATACATAGAGGTATGGATGAGATTATATTCAATCTAAGGCATATTCCTGCTGAAGATGTTGCTTATTTTCTCGTAAAATTCAATCCGAAGCTTGCCGATGAGCTTGCATCAGCGATTGAACACAACTTTTTTGAGAAAGATTTGAAAAATGTCAAATAATATGCTATTTTTTGAAGCGGCACGAGCAGATGATGAAGAAATTCCTGCTTGGAAACGCTTGGATATCGTAACTCGCAAGTGGGCAATACTATCTCAACACGAAAAAGACCTTTCCGACTACCAAAAGATGAAGGAAATGTATCAATAATCACTGGTGTTGCTAAAAAACAACACTTTCTAAGAAAATGCTTGACGGAATATAGGATTCCTGTATAATTGTTATATTAATCGTTAGGAGCTTATATGCAATTACTTGAATCCAAATCACTTTTAGCCAAATTGATGGCTACCGAGAACTTAGTAGTAGAACAGCGTAATGTTCCTACTGCTTGCTTTGATGTCAAAAATCGTGTTTTGACAATTCCTGTATTAGATAAGAATATTTCTGGTTACCTTTATGACCTTTTTGTTGGTCATGAAGTTGGCCATGCACTTTATACTCCTGAATCTGGCCTTCTCCGTGCCAGAGATTTAAAGATCCCACAATCCATTTCCAATGTTATTGAAGATGTTCGTATTGAAAAGAAAGTCAAATACAAATATCCTGGCCTCCGTTCATCTTTCACAAAAGCATATGTTGAATTAACTCAAAAGAATTTCTTTGGCACTAATGGTGTCGATTTAAACGAATTGAATTTTGTTGACCGAGTGAATATGCACAGCAAAGGTGGTGCGATGCTCGGTATTCGTTTTGATGCCGAAGAAAGAAATTTACTCAATGAGATTGAATCTACCGAAAGTTATGATGATGTTTTAGTTGTGGCTCAAAAAGTTCTCGCTTTTATGAAACAAAAAGAAGAAGAGCGTAAAGCCAATATGCCAGATTCCGAAGATTATGAGGATGGTGATGATGGTGAAGATTTTGCAAACGAATGGGACGATGACTTTGGTGACGAAACTGAAGAAGGCGAAGAAACCGAATCTGGATCAAAACAGGCTTCTGATGATTATGACGATGGTGAAGATGAAGATACTGAAATTATTGGTAATGATGACCGATTCAACCATAAAGAAATAGAACAAGATAATGTTCGTGCTTTCACCGATGAAGCATTTAAACAAAATGAGAAAAAGTTGTTTGCTGAAAATGCAAGCAATTATATGTATGGTAACATTCCAAAATTTGATATGAAGAAAGGTATTCTATCATACAAGGTTTTGTATGCAAAAATTGAAGATGAATATTCTCGCTGGTCATTAAATTTTGACAAAGCAGAAAATGGTCAGTATAATAAACTGCGCCGTGATACGAGCAAGGTGGTTTCTTATCTTGTTAAAGAATTTGAATTGCGTAAAAATGCCGACCAGTTAAAACGTGCATCTACGGCCAAAACTGGCGACCTTGATATGAAGAAGATTTTCTCTTATCAATTCAATGATGATATCTTTAAAAAGATATCGGTAGTGCCGAATGGTAAATCACATGGTCTTGTTATGTTCTTAGACTGGTCTGGTTCAATGCACGACCATCTTGCAAACACCATGAAGCAATTAATCAGTTTGGTAATGTTCTGTAAGAAAGTAAACATTCCATATGATGTGTATGCTTTCGCTTCACCAGAATCGTTTAATGCACACCAGTATGAAATTACACCAAAGAAAGGCGATATTGCAAGTAACCCTTTCTACCTGATGAATCTGCTATCAAGCAAAATGTCGGCTGGTGAATTTACCAAAGCGGCCAAGATTTTAACATTCATGGCCAATCATCAGAGATACACTCCTACCTTTATGTCGATGGGTGGTACACCATTGAATGAAGCAGTTATTGCCGCTATGGAAATTATTCCCGCATTTCAGAAACAATACAAATTGCAAGTTGTAAATTCTGTGTTTTTAACTGATGGTGAAGGCCATTCACTCCGTCAGACTTATGACCAGAATACAGAAGGCAAATTACACAGGATTGGTAAAGACTATGGTATTAGAGATTTTGGTTTGATTATTCGTGACCCATTGACTAAGCACCAAGAAATTGTTGATAACATATATAATTGTGCTAGTCATACTGGTGCATATGTCAAGTTATTGAAAGCTCGCACCAATTGTAATGTGTTAGGTTTTTATGTAATCTCTGGTCGTGAATTTGGTCGTAAGATTTATGAATTCTATCCACGCACCGCAAATTACGATACAATCAAGGCTTCATTCCGTAAAACTAAATTTGCTGTTGTTACTACGGCTGGCTTTGATGAGTATTATGTTCTCCGTTCTGAAGCATTAGATACAGAAGAAGATAATACTTTTGAAGTAAAAGAAAATGCCACCACCCGTGGTCTAGTATCTGCGTTTAGTAAGTATGCTGGTGGTCGTGTCGCTAACCGTGTTGTTCTCAACCGATTTATAGGAATGATAGCATGATAGAACAATTAGTATCCTTTTTTGGTGCCCAAGGACACCGCCATGCCGACATATTATTTGTGGCATCGTGTATTATGGCACCATATATTGTGGATTTTTTTAAAGAGTCCGATTTATTTAAAACCGAATTTTATAACACCGAAGAAGAAGCAGAAGCGGATGCTATGAAATATGCTTTTGGAGAAAATGAATGAAATTATTACATACACAATATGGGCCTGACAGAAAGGCCAACATTTTTCATAATGACCATTGTTATGTTGTTGAGTTGTATATTGGTGACCGTTTGTATAGAAAGATGAATGTATTAGAAACATTAGTTGATGCTAAACATATGGTTGAAGTATTTTTAAACGAAGGTCGTAACCAACAATTATTGAACGAAAATGTCTAATATTATTGAAGCGGATGATTTTGATCCTAAAAGGATCGCTGATGAAATGATTAAACGATGCCTTAATGCCAGAGAATGGCACATCAAGTGTTATGTGAAAGAAGAATGGTTTATAAATGGAGTTGTTCCATTTACGATTAGTATGAAAGATGGTTTATATACTTGCAAAGTAATTGCTGCCACGAAATTGGAAGCACTTAAAAAAGTGGAAGAATATATGCCTGTGATTAAGTTTATTGAAGAAGATAATAATGAATGAGAAACAAAAAGAGGCACTATTAATATTACAAGAAGAATGTGCTGAAGTAATCCAAGCTGCATCTAAAGTATTTCGTTTTGGTACAGAATCTAGGTGGCCAACCGAAGAATCAGGAACTACATTAGAAGAACTGCAAATGGAAGTTGGCCAAGTATTGGCGATGATTGACATTTTGACAGAACAATGTGTATTATCAGATACCGCCATCAATGCAGCAAGACATTACAAAAAAGAAAAACTAAAGATTTGGTCAAGCATTTATGACACAGAATGATTTAGTTACCAATTTGAAAAGAATTAGGTGTTGGACAACGGCAGATTCTATGGCCAGAAAATTGATTACCGAATTGATACAGGCACTAGGTGGTAAGTAGTGTTGCTAAAAAACAACACCTTGGTTGACACCATCCTTGGTTGTGTTATAATGGTATTAAATTATGGAGATGAATTGAGTGAGTGAATTTGATAACATGAGTGTGGCAGAATTACAAGGATATTATTCCGATTTCCACAAAGCAATTTTTAATTTCCGTCCTCGTTATCATACAACCGAACAATGGTATAATCTTGAATGGTTGAAACACGAAATAAATTCATTACATGACCACATGGATAAAATGAAAGCCACGCCAGCTGGTCGTGCTCAGTTAGAATCAGAAGGTTGGCAATTTGAGGATTAATTATGACGAAATCAGGTGAAAAACTTTTAAAACTTCTTCCACATATTGAAGAATACCAAAGATACATTGAGAGCAACTATCAATTTTATAGTAATAGGTGTGAATACAAAAATGATTTAGGTTTTACTACTGGCTTTGAAGCTGGTAATAAGTATGTCAGAATCTTTCATTGGTACGATAGTGGTTCGTCCTTGAAACAAAGAAGTTGCCATTCATTCATCGACTTGAATACTGGTGATATATGGAAAGCGGCAAGTTGGAAAGCACCAGCTAAAAACTTTCCTCGTGGTAATGTTATACGAAAAGAATATGGTACAATTAGATGGACTGGTTGCTAATTATATTCACCTGTAGTATAATATTTTAATTATGTTTATTAATGGAGATTTAAAGTGAAGAAGTATCTTATTATGTTATTACCGTTGTTATTACTACCGGCTTGTGCATCAAACCCACCGACTGTGGCTGGTGCAGAAAAGGTAGAAAAGATGGAACGCCGTGATGTAATTCGTGGTGTCGGTGAATGTGAAGATGCTGATATGAAACCTTATGTTGAGTATGTTACACAAACTACTCCTCATGGTAAAGTATTAGTACCAATTAATGTTCATTGTGACCCTAAACGTAAAAAATCTTAATCATGGACTATAATACAATTCTATCGACCTTAGGCATCACACAAGGTCGACTAGAAACAATTATCATCTTTTCGATAATTGCCATTGGTATTGGTATTATCTGTGTAATGTATTGGAAATTTTTGTTGGCAGGTTTCTTTGCGCTTGTGATTATCTTTGTATTCTCACGGTCAGAAGGCACACCTGAACCTCTAAGTGTAATTGCCAAAACTGCACCGCCTGTGGTGATTGATGAAACGCCACCACCAAAAGTAGAAGTAAAACCTGAACCTGTGCAACCTGTTGTGACACAGATAAGTAAAGAACAAAAAGAGTTTATGGAAGATTGTTTATCGTTAGCTGACAAAAAATCAATTTGCGAGGAATTATGGAAACAACGCTCACAGTAATACTAGTTATTATTTCTATTATCTTGGTAGCATACACCTTTCACACCTATACATTATGACCGAAGAACAAATACAACACCTGACGGACCTCGTTAACAAAACAACTAAACGGGCGCCGTCTTTTGCTTTGATGCTCAATCATGTCATGCCAATCCATGAACCACTGATTGTAGAAACTGGTTGTGCTCGACAAGAAAACAATTTTGAAGGTGATGGTATGTCTACCACCATCTTTGATACCTTTGTTGATTATCATGGTGGTGAATTCTATTCGGTAGATATTAATTCTGAGAATGTTCGATTTGCAGCCGCTACGGCCAAGAAAGCCAATCTGACTTGTTCCGATTCTGTAAAGTTTTTATACAATCATTCTAAAATATGGGTAGCACAGAATCGTAAGATTGATTTACTGTATTTGGATTCGTTTGACTTTGATATGGACAATCCACATCCATCCTCATTACACCACATCTTTGAACTGACCGCTATTATGCCATGCCTCAGAGAAGGCACCATGATTTGTGTTGATGATAACTTTGACACCGTTGGTAAAGGTGGTTATGTAAAAGAATTTATGGATTTGATTGGCAAAGAAAGAATATATACTGGTTACCAATGGGTGTGGAAACTTTAAGGAGATAGACATGACCACTTTCACCAGTGAAGATAGGCAATCAGCACAAAAGATTGTAGACGAAGCACCGTATCATCCTGGTTACGAAGGTGTCATACCGAATACTCAACTGAAACTAGATTTACCCAGCGCAGAAGAACAGAACTCTTTACTCCGCAAACGGATCCTTGAACTAGAAAAAGAACTAGAAGAATACCGTTCCTTTAAAACTCGCCACTCTAACACAGCACAAGGCATTATTGACTTTTTAAGAACATGATTACATTTTTTGGTATATTTGGAATACTCATCACCGTACTTGTGGCAGTACCAGCAACTCTGATTGCTATTGCCACCCTTATCGAACATCCAATCCGAACCATTCTTGCTCTATGGTTGGACCTCATTGAAACTTACAAAAACCTCTGGTATAATATAACGAAGTAAACCAGCGAAACGCATCACCATATTATGGCGAAACCACTCCTAGTACCTCTCGTATTCCTCTGCGTTTCCGCCGCATCCGGGCCAGCGCTTCCGAAAGGTTCCAATAACCATTCTCAGAAGCCGCTGAGCCACACTAAATGAAACTACTACACATATTCCAATATTGGACCGATACATCACTCTGGTTCAAACCAAAATTCTGGTACTATAACGAAATCACTCCCAAAGGATTCCGATTATTCACTCTTTGTGGTATTTGCTTCGTCTTTGACCGACCAGAGATATCCATATGAAGCATGGAAGAAAATAAGAAATCGAATACTGCCAAAGGCCGACACAGTTTCGATGCCGAGATAGGTGGAACTCTGGTACCTTTCCTTAACAGAAACATATCAGAATATCCCACAGAGGCAGGCGCAGTTAAATTTGAACTGGTACCTGTAACTCAACAAAAAGACTTAATGATTAACCATGCTAGGATGTATGCCCAGCAGGAATACGATAGAATCATGGAACTGGTCTCTGTATTACAAAAACAGGCTGACGATATTAAACGCAGATTAAATGTCACGGATGCTGTTCATGCTGCTGTGTACCAGTTTTCACCAGTAATGGGACATATCTATTGGTTAGTATGGGATAAAAGAAAACAACACATACTCCTCACACAGAATGGCCCAAACGATTGGACTAGTGGTGTACCTGAAGATTATGAATATCAGACACAGGTAAAGTATATGGGTGACCACACATGGATGGAAATAGTTTAATATAAGAAAGGACTTTCATACAATATGAATATAACAACTGATGTATCTGGTAAATGGGTACCAATCCAAGATGTTCTGAAACTATTGGAACGAATACAAGAACTGGAGAAACAAATCTATGGATCCCGTTAAACTGTATAGAGAACGCTTCTGGTATCTCTGGAACCTCCTGAAAAATTTTTTTACGTCTGAATACTCCTGTACTGGTTATTGTAACCAAGGGAGAAACTGTACCTGTAGACCTCCCGATATAAGTGGTACTATTATCAAACTCCATAAACTTTCGAGAACCATAGAGGACCCCGAAGAAAGTATTAAGGTCCGATTACTTGCTGATGAGCTCGCTAAAATTGGCAACCGGCTCCACGAAAAAAAATCTGAGAATCAATGATACTGAATAAGAGAAACTCTCAGACCGCACGGTGGGACCACGATAATAATAAGTGGTCAGTCGGTACTAGAGAATATCAATGGTATCACGAAACAACCAAAGAGGAATCTCCGTGGATGGACCTCGATGCAGCATTGGTCTGGATCAAGGAACGGGACCAGAAAAAAAATATGGAGAATTTGAATCATGGGTAGAAATTATCAAGGATCTGGTGCAAAGTCAGACAATGAAGTATCCAGAGAAGCCAGTAAGGCCTCATGGTATAAGACCAATAAAACCATACAACTGAATGATAGGTATCGTGCCTATGTCAAGACGGTACCAGAAGGTGAACGACAGATGACCTTTCTGGAATTCAAAGAAACTCAGAAACCTCCTAGGAAAAAATTCCAGAAAAAACGAAAACCTAGTGGAAGCCCCAGAAAATAAAAATTCGAGAAAAAGAGTTTGACCTGGTGGAGCTTTTTTAGCTTATCACTATACTATGGCCCTCCCGCCCTTACACCATATAGTCGTTTTCATAGCTGCCCTCCAAGCAAGACCAGGCAAGGCGCTGTATAGCAGTCCCGAAGCACTCCGAAGCAGTATCCGTAAGACTCTATCACCACTCCCATACAGTATCCCACTCAATCCCCACACGGCGCCCAAAGCTGCCACACAACCCTCCGAGCCGTACCACCTCTAAGCGTTTTCGAGCGTCCTCGTGAACCCCGACCAATTCTCCAGTAGTCCGGTCAAGTATTATCCATAACCGGATCAACCACTTACCGCATGCAAAAATAACGCTTGACGGATACCAGAATACCTGTATAATTATCTCATTAACTCAGAAAAGAAAGGTTTTAAAATGTTTTCATATATTGACACCATCCAGAATTTACCGGTTGCTCAGAAGCGCTCACTAGTCAAATCCATTAAGGAAATGATTAAGGAAGATATCGCCTCCAACCGTACCAGTAAGCAGCTAGCTAGCGCCGCTAAACGTGTAGAGCGTGAAGCCCGCAAGGCGGAACGCATCGCTAAACTAGAAGCAAAGCTCGAAGCACTCCGCAATCCTGTCGGTGTTAAAGCAGTTAAAGCTAATCGCAAACCTGGTAAGGTTACCACTACCACTTTCGCTTAATAGTGAATTTATAATGATGCTTCGCTGAGGTGTCATTAGTAAATTTATTAGGAAAATTATGTTAGATAATATTAGAGAATTACCACTAGCAGATAAAAAAACACTATTAGCTATGCTTCAAGCAGATTTAGGGCTTACAGTTAATGTGGATATTACAGTAGATAAACCTACATGGTATCAAATAGAAACCCGCCGCTGTAATGAGATAGCTATAGTAAAGCGTAGTGGTGGACAGGTAATCTATACAGACTTACAGAGCTGTGAATAAGCTCTATTATTCTCTGAATAGCTTAGATATGCTCTAGGATACTCAGGAAATGGTAGGAAACAGTAGGAGAATCGTGGAAACAGACTAAGAGCCGCAATGGTACTCTATGCAGCGACACAATCCACGATAATCCCACTTTTTCACACTTTATCCCACTTTCTATATTACTTTTGGTTATATAAGAGGTTTTGTGTGTTGTTTTGTAGCAACATATTGCGGATTTATATTGATTTACTCTACCATTTTCTGTATAATGGTGGTATTATTGAATTATTTGATTAGGAAATTATATTATGAAATTATTATCTACTGGCAATCCTAAGATTTTGAAAGGTTTGGCACAAGGTTACAATACCTACATTTTGCATCTTGCGCCTGCTTCATTATCTGGACATAATACCTGTCCTAAGGCAACGGTTGGTTGTATTGCTTCTTGCCTTAATCTGGCAGGTCGTGGTGGTATGTTTAAGCGTGGTGAGTCCACTAATGTTATTCAGCAAGCTCGTATCCGTAAGACTAAGCAATTCTATGATAACCGTTCGGAATTCATGGTTGATTTAGTTAAAGATATTGAATTAGGTATCAAGCAGTCTAATCGGTTAGGTTTAGTACCGGTGTTTAGATTGAATGGCACCTCTGATTTATCATGGGAAAAGTATGAGGTTGTGCGTAATGGTGAAGTCTTTACTAACATCTTTGCAGCTTTCCCTGATATCCAATTCTATGACTATACCAAGGTGATTGGTCGTAAGGTTGCTGACATTGACAATTACCATTTGACCTTTTCTATGGCGGATGGCAATTATATGGATTGTAAGCGTGCGGTAGAAGAAGGATTGAATATTGCTGTGGTGTTTGGTATCAAGAAAGGTACTGCAATGCCTAAGAAATTCTTTAATCACAATCTATCCGTATTCAATGGTGACGATAGCGACCTACGCTTTCTTGATCCTAAAGGTTGTGTGGTTGGTCTATATGCCAAAGGTAAGGCCAAGAAGGATACGAGCGGTTTCGTGAAATATCCAGTTGGAAATTATTCGTTCACTATCAAATTAGATAAGGCGGCATAATATGAAAACATTTAAAAATGTTAGATATGAGGTTAGTTGGTACGAACCTAAGTTTGGTTGTAATGATATTAAATCAATATCCAATTATAATAAAGCGTTATCATTGTATAATGAAAAGAAATTGGAAAGAAGGCGCCATGTATCATTGGAAAAAATTGTATCAGTATTAACTAAAGAATTTATTACACCGTAGTTTTATAGTAACCATTCTATGAGTGGTTATTAGTAAGATTATTAAAAAAGAGGTAGTATGAGTTATATGAAAAGAACCTATGAAGAAATCATAGAGTTATACCAAGATGGTATGACCGAAAAGCAAATCGCTAAAAAGCTCGGTGTTGATATTAAATTGGTTAGAGCGGCCATTGAGTGTTATACCGATTATAAAGAGTGATTATGCTTGAAATGACTTATTTGGATAAACTGTTATTAACTCGGTTTAGTATTGGTTTAGTATTATTATTAATTGGAGTATTATTATGAATGTATATGTTGTGAAATCTGGTCAATTTATTGACCTTGTTGGATGGGAATGGTTAAATCTTCGTGCCTTTTCTGATTATGATAAAGCCGTAAATTTTAGTAAAACGGTAGAAGAGCAGATTATGAATTTTGAAATGGAATCTGTTGAAATTGAAGAATTAACATTGGAGGCGTAGTATGTTCGGTGGTAAATTGTTAGTGAGCACTAGGAAGCAAATTGAAGGCACCCATCGCATGCATTCATACCAAGATACTTGGGAAGATTCGGTGGACATTTCATATGATGGTGAATTGACACCAGCGGTATGCAGAGCAATCTGTGAAGCATGGGAGAAATCTGGTCGTCTTGGCACCAATCAAAGTGGTTATGGTGCATTAAGATGGTCAAATGCCGATACCATACTTGGTGTGGATGTAGTAAGGCGCCAGTTGCGCTTAGGTTGTTCGGTTAATCTGTGTGATTAATCCACAATAGTTGACCAATTTGGTCAGCTATTATAAAGGGTTCTTGACATTTTTGGTAGAATCCTTTATAATAGGGAGAATTATGTTAGTAGCAATAAACATATGTATTTTGTTGTATATGGTAGCATCAAGTTTTTTAATTTATTATGTAATTAAGGAGTATTAAACTATGCCAAATTGGTGTAATAATAATATTGAGCTTTATCACGAAGATAAAGCAATGGTAGAACGGGCAGCCAAAGCATTTGCTGATGGCACATTTTTGAATGAATTTATTCCATTGCCTGTTGAATTGAAAGATACCACATCACCAAGTGAAACCAATGAAGCATTGGTGGAGAAATACGGTGCTTCTGACTGGTATTCGTGGTGTGTGAATAATTGGGGTACCAAGTGGGATATCTCGCCATATGGTTCTGAAATCAATGAGAATGGCGTATTAGTTGGTGCTTTTGATAGTCCATGGGGTCCTCCAATTGAGGCATATGCAAAGTTGGAAGAATTAGGCTTTGATGTTAGGGCCTACTATCATGAACCTGGTATGGGTTTTGCTGGAATGTATGAAGGTTCGGATGAATGCTACGATTATTCTGGCATGAATGCTGATGAAGCGGAAGAATATCTGCCTGAAGCCTTGAATGAAATGTATGGTATCACCGAATCAATGCGTGAATGGGAAGAGGAGAACGAAGATGAGTAGACGCCGTGAAATGATTGAAATGTTGGTTGATAATGATATTGATAGTATTATGGCTGATGCCAATCAAAATGATTTATCAGTATTGGCAGAAATTTTGTATACTGGTTTTAAAGGCTACGAAAACTACACCGAAGAACAATTGGTGCAGGAAATGAATGAGCGTGAGCTTTGGAATGCTTGGTTTAAGGAGGCCGTGTGAATAAATTTAAAGTAACGATTGCCTCGACAATCTATTATGAAGCAGAGGTTGAAGCAGAATCAATAAAGAATATTCACAATCAATTTGACGGCGGTGATTTAGATTTTACCACATGGAAAGAAATTGATTTGGAATCTAGTGTTTTTAATATAGTGGAAATTGAATAATATTATGGGAATGTTATATACAATACAACCTGATGATTTGGAACCAATTGAGTATACCCATTATGACTGTTGGGAAAACAATACAACATGGTATGATGTCGTCAGAGAGTGGGAAAAGACTTTAGGTGTTGGTTTATCTAAAGAATCAACAGCGGCCACAATGATGTCTTTGCTTAGCAATGGATATGATGTATATTGTGGTGATGAATTTATTGAAATATATGAAGGTAAACATAATGAATAGATGGGAATTTACAATTAAAGAATTAAAGGCATTACAACAGAAAACGCCAGATACACCACTAATTGTTGAGGCGTATGTGGAGTGGGTTTTACTAAATGGTTATTCTATTAAAAAGAATAGGGCGCATAAGTGTCAAACAGTATCTTAAAATGGTCGGCAACAATTATTACCTTAATTGGTGCAGTATTGACAGCCGCCAATCTATATCCTTATAATATCTACGCATTCAATATAGGATGCGTATTATGGATAATATGGGGATATAGAATAAGAGAAAATTGTATTATTTTAGTGAATTCCGTATTATTGTCCATATATCTGGCCGGTGCGTTGTTTTGATACAACACTTTGATAAAAATTGGCCAAGTATTGTTATCGGAGTATGCCATGTTGGTTGTGGTATAGTCCAATACCTGTATAATGGTTTGTATTGATTGATTAGGAGATATTATGTTGAAATTTGAAAATGTTGCAAAAGTTGGTGATATTATCCGTGCATATGATTTTAAGCCATGTGCAGGTCGTGATGATGCTTTTATTGAAGGTGTTGTAGAACAGGCCAATTGTAATGAATCTGGTTTTAATTCTTACAAGGTCACGGTGACAGTTGATAAGTTTAAGAAATACGAAACTAAACCTAATCCTCGTAATCGTGTAGGAAAGATTGTATTTGTTCCACATCAAACGAGTTTTATGGAATTTGATTTTCGTGTAATTAATTTGAGTAGAGGTTAATATGGATATTAGTAGAGCGTGTAATATTGTTCAAGAAATGGCCAAACATCGTGGTACAGGTATTTTGGAAATTTTACAAGAATATGACAAGTATCAGGTGGATGGTAAATGTGACCATTTTTGGCCTGATGAAAATACGGCGTGCCGTGTGTTTATGAATGATGCTCGTAAAATGTTTACACCAGTAGAAAAGGAAACTGTATGAAACTAAATTATCAACAGAAAGAAGATATTATGCAATCTATATTTGCTAATCATCTTTCACCAATTGGTTTTCGGTCAGTTTACAAAGCTGTGCCAATTGACAATTATGAACAAATCAAGCAATTTATTGATTTCACCAAGTATTTTGTAATGTTCCGTGGTCCACGACCAAGCTTTAATCAAAGTTCTACCCGTAAGCGTGATGCAAAAGCGTTTGATGTGTATGAGCGTGATGCACGGACTGTCCGTGAGCTTCGTATTGAGCGTGAGGCATTTTTGCGTGGTGTTGAGTATAAAAAATCGCATACGGTGTAACTAGTTTAATCCGATGTGCGTAGTAATGTGTAGGAAAATCACATTGCTTGGTCTTACTGGAGGAATATCCGTGGCAGACTTTAAAAAGCCAAAACAGCGGCTGATAGTTTTTTGGTTTCAACTGAGATAATGTAAACCAAACCTTATTTTTTGGAGATTATATGAGTAGAGTGATTAACAGATTGATTAGTGAGTTGGTAGAAGATGGCATGGTTCAAATGAAAAAGCTAAAAAAAGCTGAATTGATTGACCTTACCAAAGATTTGTTGACTGATAATTTGCGTGAATTGACTGACGATACAATTATCAAAATTTATGAAGAGCGTTATAATACTAATTTGAGTGGAGTTTAATTATGGGCACCAGAAGTTTAACATTTGTATATGAAGAATCCAAGAGTGGTGAGGCCGCAGAGCGTATTGTCAATATGTACCGCCAATACGATGGTTATCCAACAGGCCATGGTGCTGAGTTGGCAGAGTTTCTATCGAGCGGTACAATGACCAATGGCTTACGCCTTGGTGCCAATGAGAAATTCTTCAATGGCATGGGTTGTTTGGCTGCACAGATGATTGCAAATTTCAAACAATCATCTGGTGGATTTTATATTCATCCTGTTGTTCAACAATCATGTGGACAGGATTACGAATATCATATTTTGAATGTTGATGGTGAATTCAAAATTGAAGTGTATTATTGTGGTTGCAATATGTTTGGTATGAGTAGTGATTATGATAGTGAAGTTATTTTCTCTGGTTCACTGCCTGAATTTGTGGAGTTCTGTAAAGAAAAGGAAACAGCATGAGTTATGATTCAGATTTTGAAAGTGTATACATGGTTGAATTTGAATCAGGTCGTACCATCCATGTGAGCTTTTATGAAGTTCAAGAAGTGAGAGAGTATTGTGCTGATGAGCATCCAGATGAAACCATCAAAATAATTTATAAAGAAGTTTATGTTGGTGGCGAGGAAAACGAAGAATGAATTATTACCTCGTAGAATTTGTGGATGATTCGGTTCATACTCAATATGAAGAAGTGACCGCCATTTCAGCACAAGAGGCGGTGTATAGTATTAAATTTGGTTGGCCTAACGCCAAGATTTGGAATGTTTGGATTGATTGTGGTGAAAACGACCAATGGAAAGATGAATAATGGGTATATCAGCATACAAAGAAATTACCGAATGGAATGAACCAGATTTTGTGGTGCCTAGTCATACCTATTTGTTTGATGGTAAGTCTAATATATTGGCCTATGCTCGTGAGAGTGATGGTGAGATTAAGATATTCACCAAACCAATCCCAATGGATACCCGTAGGCGTAAATTTGTCAAAGTGAACCATAAAGGTTTACAATCAATTGCAGTAACTTTACAATCAACCGAAAAAACTTTACAATCAGACTTTCCTAATTGGCAGGTGAAATCGGATAGTGGTAAAACCTATACCGTTGAGTTGATTGGTGGTAAATATCATTGTAATTGTATTGGTTATGGTTATCGTGGTAAATGTAAACATTCGGAAAGTGTTGCTAAAAAACAACAGGCTGGTTGACATCCTGTGTGGTACCTGTATAATGGTAGTTTAAATTGCACGGTTCGTCTATCGGTTAGGACATTGCCCTTTCACGGCAGGAAGACCAGTTCGATTCTGGTATCGTGTACCAAAAGTATTAAAAGTATTAAATAGTAGATTATGAAAAGAAAAACTAGAGCACATTTCGTATTGTTTTGTAGTAATACACCATTCAAACCAAAAAGAGTGGTGTCAAAGGTCGCCTTCAAAAGGCGGGTTAAACATAAATTGAAAGATTTTCGTTATGAATAAATTGAATAAAAACGGTATTGCTTTCGTAGAGGCAGCCGAGAAATTATATGGCATTGGTGCCGTGTTGACCAGAGATAACATTGCTCATGTGGTCAGCGAGGCAGATGTACCATATCCATATTGGTTTGTAACCAAAGCAGAATATCGTAATGGTAACCGTGGTGAGTATTTGTTACCTAACATTGGCACCAAGAAACAAAAAGCTTCCGTTGTTGAAGAAGAATTGGAAATTGCCTACGCACAACCTGCTCAAGTGTTGGAATTCCGTCAACCAAAATTGTTGGATGAATCTGATTCTGCCGTGCCTACTAAGTTTGAAGGCTATGTGCCATTTGGTTTCTACAAAGATTTGTTTGGCATTGTAAAATCTAAAATGTTTTATCCTGTATTCATTACTGGTTTATCAGGCAACGGCAAGACCTTGATGGTTGAGCAAGTGTGTGCTGAACTCAAGCGTGAATGTATTCGTGTGAATATCTCCATTGAAACTGATGAGACCGACCTGCTTGGTGGTCCTACTCTTATCAATGGTAATGTGGTGAATCGTGATGGTCCTGTTCTTCAAGCAATGAAGAAAGGTGCTGTATTGTTGATTGACGAAGTTGACCGTGGTTCTAATAAGTTGATGTGCTTGCAAGGCATTCTAGAAGGCAAACCATACTACAACAAAAAGACTGGTGAGGTTGTAAAACCTGCCGATGGTTTCACCGTGATTGCCACCGCCAACACCAAAGGTCGTGGTTCAGAAGAAGGTCGTTATCTATCACAAGTGCTTGATGATGCCTTCTTAGAGCGATTCCCAATCACGGTAGAACAGGAATATCCTGATGCCAAAACTGAGCGTAAGATTCTTACACCGTTAATTGCTGATAAAGAATTCGTTGAGAATCTATGCCAATGGGCAGATGTGGTACGCCAATCGTTTGACCAAGGTGCTACTGATGAGATTATTTCCACTCGCCGTTTGGTACATATTGCCAAGGCATTTGGTATATTTAAAGACCGCATGAAAGCGATTGAGCTTTGTGTGAATCGTTTTGATGCCGAAACTAAAATGGCATTCTTAGATTTGTATTCAAAAGTGGATAACACCGTTGAATCACCAGCGAATACAAGTACCATTTCTACCACAACCGAGGTTGCCAATCAACCACAGGTGTGATACAATGGTCAATGTAGTGTGTAGTAATTTATATTATGTTTAATTTGATAGGAGTATTAGTATGGCTTTAACAGTTCGTAAAGGTAAGGTAAACCGTCATGAGAAAATTACCCAAGTGTTGTTGTCTGGCAAACCTGTAAGTCCTGATGAGATTGCTACAGTTTTCAAAGGCACCAATCAAGAGGCAGTGCTGTACCGCCTCTCAACCAACATCTATAACATTCGTAAAGATGGTGGTATTGTGAAAGTAATCAAAGATGGCCGTAAAGTAAAGGCATATCAATTGGTTAATTTCACCGAGTTCGATAGCAATGGCCGTTACAAAGGCAAAGCAGTTGCAAAACCTGCTCAGCCTGCTGTAAAACCTGTTGTTGACCAACCCGTTACAGCGTAAGTAGTAGAATATGGCCCCTCGGGAGAGGCCGCCATATTAAAACACACCATACGAACCGATTACTCTGGTAGCAAAGGCGTAAGCTGATGGTGTGTTTTAATATGGCGTTATATTGAAACACATTGAGTTGAATCTTGATCCAGATTCAATGGGGAGTTGAAGTAGAGAGAACCGGCCGGTCTGCTCTACATATACACTCCGAGATACCAGTGTGTTTCAATATGACAAGGAGTTCTATATCATGGGTTGGATTTTAATTTTCTATTTGAACACACCAAACAATTATCAGGTGCATTCGCATTATGATATGAAAGTGGATTGTTCTGTCAAAGAATCGTATTACAATAATGTTTTCAAAGAAGTTGGTACAAAAGTGGTGGCTGCCTGTAAACCAAAAGAGTTTGTAAAGTATGCAAAGAATCAAGGTGGCTTGATATATAAACAATATGAGTTGAGATAATATGAAAAGTATTTGGCATTATAAAGATTATAGTTATTGGTTTAGCATAGAGGAAGAGGAAGATAATGTTAAAATCTTTCATTATGCCTATAGTATAGGTGGTTCACAGATGTTGAATTATTCTCCTTATGAAAAAATGACCGAAGAAGAATTTAGAAAAATTGTAGATGAAATGACAAAATGAAAATTGCAATTAATAGACAGCACGGTGGATTTGGCCTCTCTGATGAGGCCTTTGAAGCCTTGCTGAAACGAAAAGGTATTGAGTTTGAAATATCTGAATCACAATTTGGTTGTTCAAATTATTATGCCAAAGGCCATGCGGGTGATGATGAGTATTTCATTTCTCAATATGAGTATTATGAACCACGAAACGATCCAGATTTAATTGCTGTGATTGAGGAGTTTGGTGACAAAGCTCATGGTTGGGCTGCATCATTAAAGATTGTGGAAATTCCTTATGGCGTGGCATGGCAGATTGAAGAATATGATGGTTTGGAACATATTGCTGAGAAGCATCGGACATGGTGTTAAATGTCCATCATTCTTTTAATCTTTGCATTGCTTTGTGCATTTGCCGCTGGCATGGAATACTCTAGTAAAAATACACTAGATTTCTCACCAGAAGCGCTTGGAGGTCTCTTATTCTGTGCCATAGCACTAGGGCTTATAGTCATAGGGATACTGTCACCAGAGGCGCTCCACATAGACTAAAAAGTGTTGTGTCCATACAACAGACCGCTTGATTACCACCGTGGTTGTGTTATAATGGCAGTTCAAATTGAGAAGGAGTTTTTGTTATGAAAAAAGCAATCAATAAATCTATTAAAGATATTTTTCCAGGTATTATGATTTTGGATTTTGAGCCAGTTTGTGTAGAAAATCCATTTAGTGGTGAAAGCGTGATGTTATCACCTGATGAAGTGGCAGTATATGATTACGTCAAAGGTTGTGAATTGATTGGTGATTATAAGGGTGTGCGTAAAGGCCTTGATTGGTTTAGAGAGCACAATTGTGAAGCGTATATGACTTTATTGGATTAATTATGAATATTGATAAAAATGAAATGTTTGAATACTTGGACACCTTGCGTGAAACAGGTGTAACCAATATGTTTGGTGCTGGTCCTTATTTGCAACAGGCATTTGGTGTTGACCGCAGAGAAGCTAGAACTGTATTAATGGAATGGATGAATACATATGCCCAGCGATAGATTTGA